TCAGGTAATAATTTTTTGTAATCGCTTTTTAGTTTTGGCTTTGCTAAATAATTCTTCATGCAAACAATCCTTTTAAAGCTGCTGATTGTTGATTGCCGTATTCGCGTTCTTCTTTGCTTAATTCTTTGGTAATCATTAAAGGAAAATCCCTAGCCTGTATCGCTTGCATACTTGCCGTTGCGTCTGCTGATTTGCGCGTGTGACCAATAAAAGTGGCATAGTCAGGAGGAAAGCTAGACTCTTTCTTTTGCGCTGAAATCGCTTTTATTTCTTCTACGTTTTTAAAACCTCTAGAAAACTGTTCTAAGCTCAAGTTTTCTAGCTTTCTGCACCAAGTCACAAATCTTGGGTTATCCATAACTGCTAGTTTATTTGTGGAGTTCCACAAGTTAGGCCAAAGCGTATCCATTCGTACCCAAAGCTCTGCCATTATTCGTATATGACTAGCAGTAAATTCTGACTGTTTCTTCTGCGGCTGCGAGTTGTTGATCAGCACTTGACCTGCGAGTTGATTGCTGTTGATTAGAGCCATTGGAATATCCTCCGTTGGTTTTATTTGTCTGATTACGTTGAAGCCAACCAATTACCGATGACTTCCAGTTTTTCATTGGGGTTTTACCGCCAACCAGCCAACCATTAGATTCAAAGTGGTGAAAGAATTTAGTTGGTTCGTTAGGGATAAGAGATAAACTATTTTCTTGGCAATAATCAGCCATGAAGTTTTCAATCTCATCAATCAATGGTTTAACAAATACAGCGCGGCTTTTTCTTTTTACTGGTTTGTTAATATGGTTTGTTCTTTGGTCTGTTCTTTGTACATGGCATGAGAGGCCAACATCGTACTTGGCATCTAAGTCCAAATTGGGTTTGGTATCTGCGTCCAATTTGGTGTCTAAGACCAACTTGGCATCTGAGTCCAAATTGGTAAGTCTTTCTGGCATACACATCGTGTATTGATTGCAGCCTGTAAAACCTTTCTTTTTCTTGGTCAACCAGCCCTTTTTAGCCAAGCTAGTCGTAATCTTAGAAATTCTAGTTTTGTCGTTAATATTAGAACGCTCTGAAAGCGCATCTAAACTAGGGAAAACTAATTCAGTAACTTTGCCGCGATAGCTAAACAAAGCCAGTAAGACGCGCCTCTCTGGGTCAGAAAGTAGCGAATCAGTTAACGCTTCAAGTGGCGCAACTAAAATACTCACCCTAGACCCCTCTCGCGTATTCTCTCAGCATCTATAGAGAAGTTTGGAAAAGCGTCCGATAATTCTCTACACAGTTTTTCGTGTATTTCGAGGTCTTGTGAAATGAGAAAATTAATTCGTTCGGTTTTAGAAACACCTAATGCAGCACACATTTTGCCAAAAACAATATCTCGACCTAAGTCGATGTTAACTGTCATTTTGTATTTTTCTGACATTAAGCCACCTCTGACTGAGCAGTTTGATTTGTTTGATTTAAAAGCTCTTGAATCTGATAGCCCCTTAGTGGTGGAACATACTCACCCCACTGCGAAACGGCTGGGTGTCGAATCCCCAAGGCTTCCGCTAATTTAACAACACCACCAAATGAGGCTATTGCTTCTGATTTAAGTATTTTCATGTAAGGTATATTACCACAAATGCACGTTTATGCCACAATTAATATATCTTTAACAAACATTGTTTGTATGTAGCACAATCGAGGTCTAACTATCACGCATTTTTAAGATGTAAGATAGCTAACATCTTTAACAACGTAGGAATTAATGAACATGGACTTAGGTAAACGAATAAAAAACTTGCGAAAAGACCAGGGCTGGACGCAACATGAACTTGCCAAACGTACATCATTAAGTAGGGGGCGATTAGCCCAGATAGAAACTGACCCTTTAGCGGAAGTTAGAGGTGATTCCTTGGTTTCACTAGCAAAAGCGTTTGGGTACTCAACAGAGCAATTACTGTCTGCTGACGAGCTTGGATTGCTTGCTGGCTTGAAACTTCAACCAGTGACAAAGAAAGCACCCGTAATAAGCTGGGCTTCTTTGGAAAGCATATATAAAGGAACGTTTATGCTTGAAAATAATACTAATTGGGTTGGGTGTCCCCACGACATATCCGATAGTGCATTTGCATTAGAAGTTGAAAATGACGTAATGACCAGCAGCATTGGTAGGACGTACCCTAGAGGTACACTTATTTTTGTTGACCCTAACAAAACAGAAAAGACAGGAGATAAAGTAATAGCAATAGACAGATCATCTAATGAGTCTGTATTTAGGGAGTATGTAATAGATGGTGGCATTAAATATTTAAAGCCATTAAATACTGCTTACCCTATTCAACAATTTAACGATAATACACACGTTATAGGAGTAATAGTCGGCTCATATATAGCCGAGTAATAATATGAACACTAACTTTTCAAAAATGCGTTGCAGAAAACTTGCTTGGATGCTTGAGGATTGGCCTAACTGGTTATATCTCGTTGATGCGTTCAGTGCCTTGCTTCCTAAACACGCTATTGATTCTGGCAATTGTAAAACTCAAAAGCAAAACCTGATGGGTGGTAAATTTGCAGAAGATCAGGAACCTCAAGGGCCACCAAAAAGTTAATAATTAACTCGTTTTTATTCGCATTATCCCCTCCCAGTAATACCCAATAAATCCAATATTTTGCAATTAAATTAGCTTTTATCATACATTTTCAACATTTTGCTTGCTTTACTTTGTTTGTTCGCATACATTGTAACTATACAAATAAACATTTGGAGCAGCAAAATGAACTCATTAACTAATTACTGCCACGTTAGCAACCAGGTAAACGCTTATACAGATGAACCTACCGATACACCTGTTGATGGTGTGTTTGATGAATGTTCGCCACTCGCTGACATATACGAAGCCTTGATGTTTAAGCGTGAAGTCACCTTCCAAGCAGCTTGGCACTATGAGCCAACGACTTATACCGCTTTCGATATTCTTCTTGACCGCATCACAGAAAACGCAGACACCACCGAACTAGCCGCAAGCATATTTGCAGCCGCATTATTCAATGAGAATAAAGGTCAGATAGCAACAGACCTAGCCCAAGCAAGTGACTTTGAAACATGGGTGTTTGATTTCTTTAAATACCTTCAAAAAAATGTTTCTTACATGAGCGTTCCAAATTTAGATTTTTTAAATGTGCGAGGTGAGCAATGAACATTTCAAGATATACGCTAATTATTAATTCACTAGGGATTCTTATTTGGGCAGTTTGCTCAATATGGTTTTGGGTAGGCATGACCGCATGAGCGCAACAACTCAAGTCTGGTTGTTTGTAGCTATTTTAATTATTAGTGGAGTACAGATATGAACGATATTTACTTGGAGGCTTTGAGCGATTTTCACAAATTGTTTGAATACAACAACCCCTATTGTAAAAACCTAAACGCTGAAAAACACTTGGCTTACAAAGAAGCAGCATTAAAAATTGTTGATGAAATAAAAAGAGGTGACGCATGAAACAAAGTGAATCAATTAAAGAACTGGCTACGGCATTATGCCTAGCCCAAGCCGCAATGGGTGGTGCTGTTAAAGAAAGCAAAAACCCATTTTTTAAGTCTAGCTACGCTGATCTGACTAGCGTTATAAAAGTGGTTAAAGAGCCATTTGCTGATAACGGATTGTCTTTTGTACAGCTACCTGTATCGGGGGAAACATACGTTGGCGTAACGACCATGCTGATGCACACATCGGGCGAATGGTTACAGAGCGAGTATATGTTACCCATGACCAAACGCGACCCACAGGCGGCTGGTAGTGCGATTACATACGCTAGACGCTACGCATTGCAATCACTAGCTGGTATTCCAAGCGTTGATGATGATGGAGAGTTGGGTATGTTTCGAGGTGGAACGCCAGCTAACACAGAACCAGATATGTCTTTAGAAGGTATGGCAAGCCAGCCAGCAGAAGGGCCAAAGAAGCGTGTAGATAAAGCCTTGATTCAACGCTCATTGGTAGCTGTAGTTGAGGCATACGACAGGGATTGTGAGCCTGATATTGAGGCTGTATGGAGTGAATTAGAACGCCATGAGCAAGAGGCTTTATGGAAGATGTTAAACGGCAAGCAGCAAGCAGCCATTAGAAAAGCAACCTTTAAGGGAGAAGCAGCATGAGTCAATACGATAATTCAAACAAAGGCGGTATCTGGAAAAACGACAAGCGTGAAAGTGAGACACACCCTCATTTCAAAGGCAATGCAGAAGTAGGTGGCATTGACTACTGGGTGTCTGGTTGGCTGCGTAACAAGGACGGCAACCCTAATGCGCCAGCAATGAAGTTTAGTTTTACACCTAAAGAAACGCAGGCACACCGACAGCCACCACAGCAATCAACACAAATGGCGCAAGCTAAAGAAGCGGTAATGGCTGGAATGGATAAAGGGCCACACGATGCTTTCGACGACGATATACCATTTTAAGGGGGAAGTTATGGACTTCATTATTAAGAAAGTGGACGGGGTGGGCTACTTGCCCATCGTTCTTGATGAATACAGCAATGAAATATACCGAGGTGAATACCACCAAAAAGCACACGATGCTATTGATGCTGCTCTTTCGTATGTTGATGAACACTATTGTTCTGACTGCAATATGTCAGTAGATCACAAAGACTTTACATGGCATCACCCAGAGGCTTTGCGTGACGATCAAATGAACCAGGCAAGGTAGTTTAAAGAAAACAAAAATTAATTTTATAGGACGTAATTAATGAAAGCTAAAAAGCAA